ATTCACCCACGCCACGAACGTAGTCAATTGCGACAATTCAGAGGTAGCCAATATTCCATGCCTGGATGCGGGACGTAGAGACCCAGCCCGCCGCCTGGCCGAACGATATCTTTCCAATGCTCTAGCGCCGCGATCGGGTTCACCAGATGTTCGAGACAATGGCTCGAAAAGATGTAGTCGCACGGATCACGCGGCAGATCAAGTGCATCGCCTCCATTCTGCCAGTCAATCGGCACAGCGCCAGGTAGCGGCCACTTACTAGCGCCGATATCCAACCCGTACCCTTTGCAAAAATGCAGCGCAGCCGGCGCAATGAACTGCATCGCATTCCCGCCCTTTAGGTAGTCCGGGTACAGCGATCCGTTGTATTCGTAGATCATTTGCCATTATTTCTCATTGTGCGATGCGCCATGATCGCTGCCGTTGCTCTATACGTTGGAGTTTTATTCAATCCATTGCGCGCCACACTTTTCTTCATTTCATTCCAAGCGCGATTCCTATTTTCATCGCTAACAACACAACCACCTATAGGGTTTCTAAAAACCAAAGTGTCAAACGTTTGGTTAGATGTACTCCTGTACGAATGAAACGCCGGGTTTGACAGATCCCATACGCGCATAGACGCACTCTCATATAGTTGATCTGTAAGTTCTATTGTCTCAGTGCATTTGATAGCGCGCCCCACCATTATGTTGAATAACACCCATCCTCTATGTTTGTAGTGTTCTTCATGAGTTGCGCCATCTTTCATATAGGAACGCAATCGATTAGATTCTGCATCCCTTCCACGAAGCATATTGAAAACAAACACGCAATCAAACATCGTTGGTACGAACATCCACAGCACTAAACTTCTTACCACATGCGCAGTAAGTCCGCTGCACAAATCAGCAAATACAACGTCTATATGCCGATTGGTCGCCGCTGGTAGCACTGCATCGAACAAGTTCGCATCTATCGTGAGGACGCCATTTTGTCGCAAATGTTCACGTGTACTCTTGTCGCGTTCTATGGCAATCAGGTTGTTGTCATGAAAGCCGCGAGTTTTTGCGATAGCTCTATCGAAGTCATGAAGACCAGCAAGATAGAGCACTAAAGCATCACGAGGTGATACAACACGTTCTGTTATTCTGTTCCATACCCAACGTCTCCAATGACGCTTAGGGCCAGAATCGTAATTCATCGAAGCGCCAGAGTCTGATGTCTTTGTCATGTCTGATGTTTTAGCATCAGACGACTCTATTGTTTTTAAGGGTTAACCCTAGTTGTCATCTCAACAGCGCCTCGGTCAGTCTCTTGTCCGTCGTGATCGGATAGCGCGATAGGTGCGCTGCCAGCCACTGCCGTTCCGTCTCCGGTACGTGCCCGATCGGATCATCGACATTTTGCAGACGCCAGCGCTCTGTCACGTTGTGAATCCCCGAGTCAAAAAAATCGAACCCAGTCATAAAAACTTCGGCCGGCTCACACGACAGCACATCTAGCAGTGCAGAAAACCCAGTCGTCGGCACATGATCGCCGAGCAGCGTGAAGTAGCTCATGAACTCCTCGACCGTGGGAACGTAGGTCGGGCAAAACCAGAATCCTTTGCGCCGCTCGTAGATCATCCTGAAATCTATACCGTTCAATTTACGGTTCTTCCGGTGCCATGCAGACTGCATGAACTGCGCGTTAGGGCACTTCGCGACGCACAGTTTCACGCCATCGTCGAGTAGTTGATAGCGAGTTTTCTTGATCGCCCCACCGAAATATGAGTAGTAGACATCGACCCGGCGCCCGGTCTGCGAGAATAGCTTGTAGTTGTTGATCCTAACCACGACCTCGTGCGAGTCGATGAACCCCGGCTCGTTATCTAGACACCCCGGACCGCTGCCGACGATTGCTACACGTTTGCCGCCGATCACCCCTCGCACCACTGACCGATCACAGAAGTAAGCCACCAAGCGCCCCGAGAATCCTTTCACGCGGCCAGTCGTCGACAACATGGTGCGATGATGGTTTATGCAGCACCTTGCGCGGCGTGATCTGCCTGACGTACTTTTGCGGCGCCCGCAGACCGCGACTCGACCAGACTAGCAGCGATGGTTTGTCTAGAGCTTCAGCCAACGGAATGATGAACGATGGGTAGCCTATGAATGCGTCGGCCATATGAGCCATGTCGAACAACTCGGGCACTGTCGTTGAATTCGACAGATCGACATCGATACCGGTGAACTTGAACAGCGGTTTTCCTGACCCGATCAGCACAATAAGAGCGCGGCCTGAAAGTTCGTCGATCAGCGTTTGGATCACCCGGCAGTCAGGGAGCAGCTCAGAGCCGAATCCATCTCTCCGATTCATCGGCGCCCGCGGCAACTGCACGCAGACCACCGGCAATCCATTACGCATGATCGGCACGCTCGACGGTTGCCAGTCGAGTCGCAACTCCACCGGCTCTGTGATCCCTGCCTGAATGCAGCAGTCCTGAAACTGCGTCGTCCCATCAATCGGTTTGCGCAGCGAGTAGTGAGCCAAGATATCGACGCCACCGCGCCTGAACGGCACCACCTCCACGCTGTCGCCCAAAGGCCGGAACACGTCAGGCCACGCCGAGCAGACTTGCAGCCGTTCGCCTTTTCGTACCAGATGGCGAGCGATGGCCTGCACATAGATCGCGTCGCCTAGACCGCTACCGCCTCGAATCGATCTCATCTGACCAAATCACGAGCGCGTTAGCTAATGCCCTCGCTTGTGATGTTGTTAGGCGGAAGATGCCCGAATCGTTTTCTTCGATAATGTATACGAGAAGATGATTGTCGTTCTCCGTCACTTCTAGCGTATTGCCACGCTCACCATTCAATCTCAGAATCATGTCGCTCAACACTTCATCAAGAATTTAGGGTCTTCGTATCCCGTGTCGCCGTTGTCATATCGTACACGTAGCATTTTCTCGCCATTAAGCGTGGTCCCTTCTTCTTCAATCTTGCATCTATGACAGTTCTTTTTCCCGGCGATCACTCGATATGGGTATTCACTTTCGTTCCCTATCGATAATTGAACAGGAAGCAGACTGCCGAGCGGGAGTGCTCGCAAGGCATTGCGGCACGCAACGTTCAGTGACGTGCCATTGCCCTCGCTAATCCTGTTTCCATAGGTTGCATAAGCAACGAACATGCGATCCTTCTTGCTATGTTCTACTTTGAACGATACCGTAAACTCGTAATCCATAAAAATGACTCCAATAGTGGAGCATTGATCTTGCATCTAAGCTGCCAGTTCAGGAATAGAGACTAACCCTAACTCTTGATCTAAATCGCCACGCTCGAAACACGTCAACGCGGTTTCGCGTGAGCAGTTCACGACGACACTGCCGCACCGCTTCGCGTAGGCCGCCGCTTTGGCGAACTTGCCGGGCCACATCTTCATGCTAATCGCGTTGCTCATCGGCTCCGGGTAGTCATCGTGCCAATGGATGCGCCCGCCTGTTTTTTGACCATCGAATCCGAGCAGGATGATCCGCGCAGCACCGCCGGCCACCGCGAGCGAGATAGCTCCAGCGCCGGAATTGCCCATCGACCGATACCATGTCGAACCATAGGTCGTCTGCGCACCGTGTCGCCGCCCCGTGGCAACTGTCGTCATACGCTCGCCGCGGAATGTCTTATCGACTTCAGCCCGGTATTCCTGCCACCAACGAGCATCCATCGCAAACAGCACATCAGCCCACGGTGCACGACGAAACGACAGGTTAACTGCAATGGCAGGCAGTCCTGCGGCATGGATGCGTTCGCAATCCTCGGCCGTGAGGCTCGGACCACTGGCAACGCAGACTACCGTGCGGCCCGCCCACCGACCGACCCATTTGGACTTCCCGTCATCCTTCATTCGTGCCAGACGTACACATCAGCGTCAACCATCCTATACCGCTTTCAGGGTCTGGAATTACAGCCTCGATGTTGTAGATCACATCAAAATGGATCGCACGCATGCTCGCCTTAAACCCCGGGCGATACCGAACCTTGAGCCGCGTCGAAACCTTCGACTGAACAGCCTGCGCAGCGATCAGTTCTCGCCCGCTCAGTGGAGCGATCTCTGCCGACAACTGCTGCCCATCGAACGCAGGAACCCATGACTCTAGTTGGTTGCCGTCCGAATCGATGTCGACCACGAGTTCGTCGAAGGTGACGAAGTGACGCAGCGGTCCTGCTTTCACGCCATCCCCAAACGGATACGCAGCGGGCGGAGTAGCGCCTCGACGCCGAGCGGCACCTCGACTATCGTTCCTGCTGCAACCGATTCACGATTCGCGTACAGGTGCCCGAGCATCAGCAGCATCGCCGCCCTGATGGCATACGGTAGAGGCTCGCCACCGTCCGACGTGACGCCATAGCCCGCGAGATAACGGACCTTCACGGCGTTTGCAGCTCCTAGGGTCGCCGGCCAAGTGGTGCCGATCGACGGTAGCAGCCATCCGGGGAGTTGGTAGTTGTCCAGCACGTAGAGATTGTCTGCCAATGTCTGTAGTATTTCGTCAGCATCGTAATACTTGACGCTCACGATAGCGACGACTGGCGGACGCGGCAACTCTATCTCAGCGGACGGGAATGCATCTAGTGCTATCTCCAGTGTCTGCTGGCCGATCGCCAAGCCCGTGAACAGTTCGCAGAATTCGCGCGCCGACCCTTGCATCGCCATAATCATATCGTCGTGTGGATGCGTACCGACACCATCGGTATCGACCACGTAGGGCTGCACCTCGAGATGGGCGCGACATTCCTCGATCGTCAGCGGCTCGGTCTCTGGCGGTGCGATGATTTTCGGGATCATGGTTTGATGCGTCTCGATGTATGCGTGTTCGTGCGTTTCGCCCCTTGCGGGTTGTTGCGTCGTCCTGTTGGCTCGTTCGTCCGCGCCATTGCGTGCTCGTTATGACGTTCGCGTTCCGCGGTCCGTGCCTTGCGCGCCGCCGAAATGATCCCGTGAATGACGACTTCGCCAATTAGCGATTGGCCGTCAACGTCTGCACTGCCGGCCGTTAGTGAGCCCGTCGCAATGTGCAGTCCGAACCGCATCGCGGCGCCGACCACCGCTGCCGCTTGTGCGCTGAGATTCCCTGTGCCGGCGTGCAACCTGAGATGCAACGCGGAACCGGATACAGCCGATAGCCCAGCGACCAAAATGCCGCTCGACGCGTGTATGCGCGCCGCCGTGCCGGAAACCGCCGCCACACCTGCCGCAACTGCACCGGTCGCGGTGTGCAACGTCTTGTGATCGGCGATACCAGCCGCGCTTGCAGACTGAGCGAGCAAAGAGCCCGTCGCATCATGCAGTGGAGCGCTGCGCGAGGCCGATCCAGAAGTAGTAGCCGCACCAGCCGCGAGCACACCTGTAGATGTGTGCAGGGCGGTTCTAGCCGCCGAGCCGGCGGCTGCCGCAGACTGTGCGGCGAGCGAGCCCGTCGCATCGTGCAGATATTTGGCCGAGCCTGCAACGGTAGCGGCACCAGATGCAAGCGCGCCAGTTGAGGTGTGGAGCGTGAGATGCGTTGCCGAGCCAGCGACTACCGCAGCCGCAGCCGCCAATGCTCCGGTCGACGTATGCGTGAGGACGCGGTTTGCCGAACCCGCAGCCGTAGCGCTACCCGCCGCCAGTGCTCCCGTCGCCGTGTGCAGCGTGAGATGCGCTGCTGTGCCGGCTACCGTCGATGCCGCGCTGGCTAATGCCCCTGTCGATGTATGGAGCGTCAGGTGCGCGGCTGAACCAGCGACCGTAGCCGCCTGAGCAGCCAGTACCCCGGTAGATGCGTGTGTCTGTGCAGCCGTGCCGGCTACCGTTGCCGCGCCGGCAACTAAAGCACCAGTTGACGTGTGGAGCGTTAGGTGCGCTGCGCTACCAACTACCGTTGCCGCCTGAGCCGCCAGTGCTCCCGTCGACGTATGAATCGTCGTGCGTACAGCCGCACCAGCGACTATCGCAGCGCCGGCCGCTAGGGCACCGGTCGACGTGTGCAGCGTGAGATGCGCTGCCGTACCGGCAATTGTCGCCGCACCAGCCGCAAGGGCTCCGGTCGCTGAGTGGACGCCCTTGACCTTGAATTTCTGGACAAGCGGTTTAAACGGTTGCCCGCGGCCTAAGCGTGCCATATCACCACCGTGCTATAATCTGTCAATGGCACTGACGCGCAGCGAAAGTGGGAAACGTGGGTCTTTGGCTCGATGGGGCCCTATAGGCACAGGCGGCGACCCAATCGCACGATTTTGGAGCCATGTGCACAAAGGAGCAGACTCCGCGTGTTGGCTTTGGAATAGTCAATCTGCGAGTAGATACTATGGCAGGGCCTGGGATGGAACTTCCGTCGTGTTGGCTCACAGAATGAGTTACCGTATCCATTTCGGGGAGATTCCGAGCGGTATCTGCGTCTGCCATACATGCGATAACAGGGCATGCGTCAACCCAAAGCATTTGTTCCTCGGCACGCATGCTGAGAATACGCGCGACATGGACATCAAGGGTCGCCGCAAGAACGCGCCCTGCAATGGGGAGCGAAACGGGTTTTCCAGATTCACCGATTCGCAAGTCACAGAGATGCGACAGCGCTACGCTGCCGGCGGAATCTCGCAGGTTGCACTTGCGGCCGAATTCCAGACATCCACGACCTATGTCAATGCAATTATTTGCCATAGGGTTCGCCGCTAGTAATACGCTGCGCGTTTCACCGCTTGCCTCAGGAATACTCCGGGCGGCAGACGAGCCGACGGAATCTCAGCCACAGCCAGGCAGCTATAGGCCACATCGTCCGATGCGACCGTAGCTCCGATTACGAAATCAGCAGTTCCTGATGCTCGCTGCCGGAACACAGACGAGCCGAATGCGGCGATGTCGAAATCATGGACAAGCACGCAGTTCGCATTCGGCGCGACGCCAGTTACTACGTTGGTGACACCAGAGTACAGCACAGCAATTGCCAACGCTGTCCGCCCGCCATATTGCAGGGTCAGTGACGGATTAGCC